TGAGTCAGTTGAAAGACATTTTGCATTACGACCCGCTTACAGGTGTGTTTACGTGGCGCATAAAAACGTGCCGAAAAGTGGTCCCCGGGGCTGTGGCTGGCTACGCGCGGCCCGATGGCTACGTAGTTATTCGCGTTAACAAACAACGTTATCGAGCTAGTCGGCTTGCGTGGTGGTTTGTCAAAGGCCAAGAACCTTTGGGCGACATTGATCACATAGACGGCAACCCGCAAAACAATAGCTTTAGCAACTTGCGTGATGTATCGACGGCAGAAAATATTCAAAATCAAAAAAGTGCCCACACGCGTAACAAAAGTGGAGGTCTGTTGGGCGTGTCTAAAGAACATACGTGTCGTCGTTGGCGCGCAAGGATCTGCGTGCATGGCAAGCACATTTTGATAGGACGCTTTGATACGCCTGAAGAAGCTCATCAAGCGTACGTTGAAGCCAAGCGTAAACATCACACCACTTGTACCATTTAGTAATTTGTGCGTCAATAGTTGCCACTGTAGACGTTAAACCGTTGCCGCGTCGCCACCAGCGAGTACGGCATCGACATCACGTCATCCGGGTTGTTGATGCGCTTCAGGTTGCGCTTGCTCGTCATGGCGATGCGCTGCACTTGCGGCGACGGCTCAACGCCAAACTCAGGCGCAAGCTCCATCGCCAAGTTGTAGACAAACGCTCGCAGATACCCTGGCGGGAACGACAGTACAGTAGACAGCGACGCCGGGTTTGACAACTCAGACACGCTGATGAAATGCCACTCCAGCAGCCGCGTCGGCACCGGATAGATGTACATCTCAATGTCCGGGTAGGTCATGTTGACCCACAAGACCTGCGGGTACGTCGAGGTCACGGTCTTGACCGCAATCCCGTCGTACTGCTGCTGGTTGATGATCTTGATGCCGAAACTGACGTTCGTGCTGGGGTCGCGGAAATACGTCGCGTCGTCCAGCAAGATAGGCCGGTTGCCCACGAAGTCGCCAGACGGCCCCAGCGTGCGGCTGATCGTGCTGGTCGGCCAGTTGAACACCTGATCCTGCGTCGAGAACACCGACAAACGCTCGGTGTTCCACGAATCAATTAGCTGGTTCAACGCTGTCAGCGAGTCTTGCATGACAGAGGCAGAAGACGTCTCGCCTTCCGCCAGAACGCCCAGCAGACGCAGGGCGCGATTTATCTGGTCACCCGCTGTGGTGGGCATCTGCAACCTCCCTGCGGCGGCGAGTGCGTGTGGCCAAGGTGTTGACTACAGACGCAGGCTCGTCGTCATCATCGACTTGGCCAGGAGTATAGCGTTCCCAGCCGTTACGCTCGTCGTATTCCGCTTCCAACTCCATCGTCGCCACTTTAGCGCCGTGGATGGCATGTTTCAAGTAGATGATGGGCACAGATCGCCTCCAGGTTGTTGACGCAGGTACGTGTGAAAGTTGCCGGGATAACTCTTGTCTTTACTGTGGTGGTCAAGCTGCAAGTCCGGCACAAGCCAGATGTCGCCGCCAATGTCCTCCCAGCGCCGGCAGAACGCATAGTCCTCGCCCCACCACAGCCCGTCGTGCGCGCCGTGGTTGAACAAGTCCACGCTCATGCGGTACTTTTCCCCGTAGCAAAGCGCCGGGTACTTGGTCATGATCGTGTCAACCGCCTTCGGTGTGATCTTCAAAAAACCCGCCGGCACCAGCCGCGCCCGGATGCAGCCGTCCTCGCGCACGACAGGCGTGCCGTCCGGGCCCGAATGGATCGTGCCCATGTAGCTGATCTCGTCGGTCTTGAACCGATACGTCCCCGCCACGACGTCGCCTTGCGCCGCCAGCAGGCTCGCCATGTCCTGCGGTCGCCACGACAGGTCGTGGTCGATGAACACAACGGCGTCAGCCTTGGCGTCCAGCGCCTTGCGCAGCATTGTCGCCCGCGCTGCGCTGATGTAGGGGTTGCCTACCTCGTTGACCATCGCGTGTTCCCAGCCCGCTGCCTCAACATGAGGCAGACACGCCTCAAGGCTGTCAAGGCACTGCTGGTAGGGCCGCACAACGGTCGGCAGACAAAAGACAACTTTCATTTGACAGCGACCGCCATAAGGTTGTAGTTCTCAAGACGTTGCGTAGAGACGCGGGAAAACCCCGCGTCCTTGAACGCTGCGGTCAGCGTGTCTTGCACGAAGCCCGTGCGATGCGCCATGTACGGCATCTCCGGCAACAGCCGGCGCAAGCCATACAGCAGGTCAAGCCCAGTCACGGGCCCGCACGGCGCGGTGAACAGAACGTCTTCGGTGGCCTTGACGTCTTGCAAGTCCGGCACGAAAACGACAGCGAAGCCACCCGGCTTCAGCACGCGCAGGAACTCGCCTAGCGCGGTCGGCACCTCGTGAGGCACCAAATGTTCGAGAGCATGACTGCAATGGATGGCATCGAACCCGCCGATGTCACCCATCTCAGTCATGCTAGCGAGGACGTCAGGCTGGTGGTCTGGCGACACATCCAGCCTGACTTCCTGATACTTGCCAACTGCCCATTCGGGCATTGGCTCGCCGCCACAGCCAACGTGCAACAGCGAGCCAAGGCTCATATCAAGCGCCGCCCTTCCACAGCCCCAGACCCGCCAGCGTCGCGGCTACTTCGGCAGCGAACGCAGACAGGTTGGTGGACACGGAAATGTACGACGCCACCGAGACGACCGAAGCCGCTTGGATAGCCGCCGCACGCTGAGCGGCGGGGGTCTTGCCGTAGAAACCGAGCGTGCAACCCGTTTGACCGACTTCGACGGGCTGGATGCCCGCGCCGACGTTCAGGGTTTCGCCGCGATTGCCATCGCCGACTTGGTAGCCGTCACCGACTTGAGGGAGTGCCATGATTCAAATCCTTTCAGATCAAGCAGCGCCCTTCCACAGCCCGAGGCCGGTCAGCGTAGCTGCCACCTCGGCTGCGAAAGCCGCCATATTTGTGGAAACAGAGATGTAGGACGCCACCGACACCACAGACGCCGCCTGGATGGCAGCAGCCCGTTGCGTGACCGGCGTGGTGCCGTAGAAGCCCACCTTGCCGCTAAGACTGGCAGATTTGCCAATGATAGCGTCGTCAAGGGACTGGTCTTCGTAAGCGACACCAATGGGCTTGGTGTTGTTGGCCATGCTATATCACCCCCACAGACGGCAAGCCATTTGCGGACGGATCGTGCTGTAGCCGTACAGCACGTCAATCCGGCAAGGCATACGGTCGTTGTTGATGTCGTACTGACGCACGACGCGCAGGCTGATACCGTTGTGGACAGCACGCGCAGCCATGTCAACACCCTGCGGCAGCAGAAGGTCGGCGGTGGCGAACGTGATGGCGTCCTTGTGGTAGATCAGGTTCTGAGCGTATTGCGACGAAGCAGCGCCAATGAACGTAACCGTCTTGCTGTTGCCCGGCAGTGCGTCCACGGTGGCCAGCGCATGCGAGGCCGAGTACATGGCCGCAACAGTCACCGTGACGGCGGTGCCGCTGGCGGTAACGTCGGACAGCACAACGAACTGGAACAGCGAGCCGGTGGACTCACGGGTCTGCGGGTTCACAGCGTAGCAGTCAGCCACAGTGAACACGTCGCCCGCCTTGATGGTCGCGCCAGAGGCCACGGTCAGAGCGATGGTGGTCGCGCCTTCCGAGGTCACAGCCGCCGAGGTCGTGTTGCCCGTAGCGCCGCGAGTGCCCGTGGTGTGCTGCTTGATCGACTGAGACATGTTGATCTCGTCGAAGCCCAGCACGCCCATGCCCATCATGCCGTTCTTGAACTGCTTGCTGATGGTGTCGGTAGGATTGAAGAGGCCCTTCATCCCTTCGACCAAACCAGCGTTAGCAGCCGGGTTCACGGTTGCGTAGCGCGGCGACATCACAGCGGCGTTCTCGTTGAGCTTCTGCTGGGCTTGCAGCAGAACCAGCGAGGTGCCGGGAGTGGTGCCAGGGGTGCCGACAGAGTTGCCAACCGTCTTGTAGGCGTTGGCCACATCAGCGTCGATGCTAGCAGCAAGTTGGCTGATACGAGGCTTCAGCACACGCTCTGCAAAGTCGTCCAACTGCATCGTCAACTCGGCGGACGTGAAGTTCACGCCGATGTGCTTCTGCGAGGAGACAGACAGAGTGGTGAACTGCT